CCAGTGGTCATTCGATAGAGATTCGGTTACAGGATCAAGTAAGAGAGAAAAGATTATGGCCGACTCCGAGAGAATTCATGTACAAGGACAGCAAGATAGATCGAGGCAAGAGCAATCTCGGAGAAGTGGTTGGTGGGACATTGAACCCGACGTGGGTAGAGTGGCTGATGGGGTACAAGGCAGGACACACCGACTTAAAGGATTGGGAAATTCTATCGTCCCGAAAATCGCAGAAGAAATAGGCAGAGCGATATTGAAAGTTGAAAGTTAAAATGTTAAACCTTGACCTGATTGGTCATGGCTCAAAAACGTGAATCTAAACTCTGGAAAAGAATAAAAAATCTTAATCTTAAAGCACACATTTTCCGTGTGGAATCTAATACAATTAACGGAATTCCTGATGTGCATTGCATCATAAAAGGGAAACCTTTTTGGCTTGAACTTAAATCAAATGATCTCAAGAATTACGGGATATCTAAGTGGCAAATCAATTGGCATATTGAATATCAAAAGCATAGTGGACGCACATTTATCTTGGCCTCGGGGGTCAAGCATAGAGGCCTTAAACTTCTCAGAGTTAAAGGGTCGGGAGCCGTGAGCCTCGTTGCACGTTGCTCGGATGACGCCTCGGGTCTCGTTAAACTATTAAACAGGTGCGCATCCTGCTGAACCGGGGATCCTGAGCCCAGAGTCGCCGTTCCACGTTCCACGTTCGACGTTCTACGTTGCTACGCAACATTAAACACTGAAGGAGCGGGGGCTGGACGGCAGCTTCCTCCTGAAGTAAAGTGGAGATGAGGCGTGACGCAATTTCATTGAAGTTTTTCCTTTCGGCTCACGCCTCGTTCTACGTTCTACGTTGAGCTTGAGGGCGCATCTTTAAACATTAAGGAGCTGTCCCCAGAACCGGCTTCAGCTGCCGGAAGGGATCGTGAAAATAAGGGCTTGACATTTATCCCATCTGGTCTTATGTAAAAGAAATGTTATTAAATTATACTAACCAGCATAAAATGCTGAAGGGTTGGAAGTACGGTTGGATGACGGCCTTGTTACATCTCGCACCTTATAAACTCAGTGGGCGCAACGTGTGCCCTAAAGCTTCGGCAGCATGTGCTGAAGCGTGCCTCAATACTGCAGGGCGTGGACAGATGAACTGCGTTCAACGTGCCAGGATAAAGAAGACAAAATACTTTTTTAAAAACAGATCAGGATTTCTGTGGCAGCTAAGCCGTGAGATTGAACTGCTAAAGAAACGAGTGACACGGAAAGGATATAAATTCGCTGTACGTTTAAATGGTACGTCTGACCTCAGCTGGGAAAAATTCAAATTGTTGGATGGGCAGAGTCTGCAGGACCTCCATTCTGATGTACAATTTTATGACTACACGAAAATATTAAACAGGCTGGAGTCATTACCTAAAAATTATCACATGACGTTCAGCTATTCAGGGACGAATCAAGAGGAATGCATCGAGGCAGCAGATCGTGGGTTCAACGTTGCTACAGTGTTTAGGGGCTCGCTCCCTCGGAAGTGGCTCGGGATGCGTGTGATCAATGGCGATGATCATGACCTCCGATTCCAGGATCCAGCAGGTGTCGTCGTTGGGTTAGTGGCTAAAGGAAAAGCACGGAAGCAGATGTCTTCCTTTGTAGTTGAAGCGTGATTATTCTCCTTACTATTATATTCACTATTTTGGTTTGCCGATTTCCAACGTTCACAATGACATTAATCATAATTGTTACAGAATTAATCAGGGCAGCCTGACGCTACGTTCCACGCCTGACGTCTCGGGTGGGCCTGGGTTTTAAACTTAAGCAGCTGGGAACCCACTTCGTGCCGGAGATGCTTCGGGAAATTTACTTCTTGACTGTTTTTGCCTTATCTTATATAGATGGGATAATGTTATTATTAACTAAAGAAATAAAAGAAAGACTAATAAAGAACTTCAAGGAGAACGAGACAGCGCACGGTGAAAAAGATTTTAAGGCTGTTGTTAAGTTGTTCAATCCTGTGGGGCGTGGTTACTGGTTCCTGACGGAACTTAATCCCACCAATAATATGGCTTTCGGTGGTGCGTTGCTCTCGGATTGGGATTTAGGGGGCATTTCAATGGATGAAATTAAAGAGATAAAAGGTCCTCTTGGTCTCGGAATTGAAAGAGATATATCTTTCAAAAGCAATGCTCATACGCTGGACGAATGTCGCAAGATGGTAGAGAATCGTTAAGCTCGTTCCGCGCTCTACGTCTCGGCTGCCGTTGTTCTTTAAACATTAAACAGCAGCCAGAACCACCGGGTGCCACCGGCACTTCGCTTCGGGAAAATTTAGTTCTTGACTGTTTTCCTGTTATCTCATATAGATGGGATAGCTTGGGTGGGCAGAGTGGCTATCCCACTTTTTCGTTTGTTGCAACAACTGCACACCTAGGCTATTTAGAAAGGAGAAATATAATATGACATTCAAATTTACAGATAAACCAAGGGACAAAACTTACACAACTTGGGATGTAACTTTTAAACTAAAAAGACCAAACCATTTAAAATATGAGGATGACGGCAGAACAATAGCCGATACGAGTTGGTTTGATAAAAAACATATGAAGGATGAAATTGTCAACTGGTTATACGATTTAGATTACACAGTAACAGACATAAAAATAATTAAAAAGAAAAAAGAAGAACCTCATCCCATACCTTTATTTAAAGCCATATTTTTAAATAGATGATTTGCTAATTCCCCCACGCTACGTTGCACGTTCTACGTGCAACGTGGTTGCTGTGTTTAAATATTAAACATCAGGGATTCTACACGGGGGGTGGGGTGGTCTTTGGAGTACAACCTCAAGTTGTGTTAATAATTATAATCTTATTTCTTTACATCAACATGGGATTATGATTTATTGAGTTAGTCTAACAATTAACAATAGGAGTAAGTTATGGCTAAACAAAAAGCACAACAAACTCAAAAATTAAGAATAGACAAAAAAGCAAAGATTACTATTCTTAACTATGGGTTAATCAAAGATAATATTAAATCTATGACTAAACAAAGTGGTTTAATCAAAGAGGAGATATTACCATACTTTGAAAAACAAAATGCAATTGTTTTAATTGGTATGGATAATGGTTATGAGGGTTATGCTCAAAGAATAAATAGACAATCAAAAAGATTTGATATGTCTAAATTCAAAGAGGTTAATCCAAAACTGTATGCTCAATATCTTGTTGATAGTGAAAGTACAGAAATCAAAGTTAGTTTTAAGGTAGTAGATAATGCCAAGAAATAGTTTAATTACATTACTTGGAACTGAACTAACTAATGCACTTGGAACTGGACTAACTAACACAAGAGGTAACCCAGTTGAACGACCAACCAACAGACCGATAATAGAAAAGAAAATTAATTATCAGTTACTTTATAAAATGGTTGAAAGTGCAATTGAGGAAGTGTTGTTAGAATATCCTAACGACCCAGTTGTTGAGGTGTTAAGAGATAAGATTATAAACAATCTCCAACCAGTTCTTAAAGAAATCATAAAAGAATAATAACTCAAATAAACGTGGCGTCTAACAACGCCACGTTGCACGTTCAACGTTCAACGTTGAACTTAATCATTAAACATAAACACCATCACCACCACCACCACCATCTCCAATCCTGTTTCCTAAGCAGCTCATTAAATAATGTAGCAATATCAACAGTTCATTGCCCACCCTGAAGGTACTTCACAGCTCCCTGCTGGCAGCTCACGCCTGACTGACTTGATAGAGGTACCAACATCTAGTACAACATAAAAAACGACCTACAACATGTGGTATTACGTTGCAATTTCAGGTTGTACAACGACGACGATCTTTAAACTGAGTTCGACACATGTATAATGGGTCTAAACGATATGGGACTCCTATTGAAAAAATTTTATAAAATTTTAACCTTATGAACACTGAGTTATTGACAACGGATCAATTAAGAACTCGAGTAGAAAAGACCTGGATAGAACATATTAAGCTCTGCCAGGACAATTTTATGTACTTTGTAAAGGAAGTATGGCCCGAGTTTATCTATCGTAAGGCAGATTTACCTTCAGAATGGGGACATCATCAATTGATTGCTAATGAATTTACTAAAATTTCTGAGCAGAGAAAAGGAAGGCTTATTGTTAATATGCCTCCCCGTCATACTAAATCTGAATTTGCTTCTGTTCATTTTCCAGCTTGGTTAATTGGAAGAAATCCAAAAATGAAACTTATGCAGATATCACACAACACGGAACTCGCAACTCGATTCGGAAGTAAAGTAAGAAATTTATTAGCTTCCCCAGAATATGGACAAATTTTTGGAGATGTTAGGTTACGAGAAGATGCCAAGGCTAAAGGGAAGTGGGAAACAAATCATGGTGGCGAATACTTCGCTGCTGGTGTAGGAGGAGCAATCACTGGACGTGGCGCGGATCTAATGATTATTGATGATCCCCACACAGAGCAAGATTCGTACTCTGAG